GACATAAACTTATTCCACTTTGAAGGCTGGAACTTCTTAATAGTCCCATCAGCCATCTCCAAGGAATACCAAGAACCAGAACTAGTCAAGTATTGAGAGCCCTTAATAGCGTCAAAAAGACTTTCATCACATCTAATTCCAATCTCTTCTGTGCCCCATAGAATGCGGAAAGCACAAGATCGCCCTTGGGTTCCAAAACGGGACTTTTCAAGCTTTACCTTGACCTCTGAACCAATGCGGAAGCCCTTATCATCTTCAATAAACGCAGACTTGGCTTTACGACCGGTCAGCCAGATACGAAGAGAGTAGGCATAATGCATAGCCTTACCGCCAGGGGTGGTATAAGGCGTAGTCATCGCAATAATACGAGCCGTGGGTCCTTGTGGGATGTTGGTTTTCAATTGGTTCAAGACAATAAAAGTTGCTTGCTTATCAGCCAAGGGAATAACCAACTTGGACATACCCTTCGCAAGAATACGAGCCTTCACAGCCATAGAAGATTGGGGGTTAAAATCACCCTCAACGTCAGAGACAGAAGGAGTAAAAGCAAGAGAATCCCAAATAAATACGACCTGATCATCTGCTGCTCCGAGAATCTCTTCGATAGTCTCTAAAACAAACTCCACAGACGATGCTTGAACGTAAATAAGGCGCTCTAAGTCGCATCCTGACCTTTCCAAAAAAGAAGGGTCGATGGCTGACTCGGAATCAAAATAAACAACCAATTTTCCTTGTTTCTGAGCGTTTGCCGCAACCTGGGCAGCCATATAAGATTTGCCAGTTGCTTCCAATCCAGCAATCTCTGTTACCTTCCCAACTGGAATGCCCGCTGATTGCCCTTTACAGATAATTGAATCTAGCCATCTAGACCCTGTTGGAATCCACTCCTTTACTTGTGTTGGGTTGTCGCCAGTAAGATCGTGGGCTACCGTCCTACCAGCCTTTTTGTTTACAATTTTTAATAGGTCATGCATGGAGACACGACCAGATTTGGCTTTCGCCTTGGCTTTTGCCATAAACTACTCCTTTTGTAAGTTTACTTTACTATTATACCATAATCAAACTGGCAGATCAACCTATAATTAACACCTCTGATGATTTCTTACTCTTGTTCATTCCATATGCCCAACTAGCCTCAATGATCTCATAATCTTTGTATAACTCTCTGATTACCTCGCAATCATTATAAGATAAGAGCCAGTTATCTCTGCTCTTCAATAGATCGCACAATAGTTGATGATCGAAGCCTAAATGCATATCCCCATTCTTACCATAAAGTCTGCTTTTGTCTTCAAGGTAGTATGGAGGGTCAAGATACAAAAAACAATCTGAATGTTCTACAATGGACTCTTCGAAGCTCAAAAAGCCCACATTTAGATTAGGTTCAATAAAATTCTCTAATCTTTTGATGCTGTTCTCGTTGAAGCGACCATCAGCGGCTTGTTGAGAGAACCCACCAGAAAGAGTAGCACCAGAAAAGCTGGAACGATTGATGGCAAAGTAAGCCGCAGCCATCTTTACATCAGATCCGCTCTCATAATCTTTTAGTTCTTTTCTGAATTCCTTAAATCTTTCTTTTGTGAGTGGGTGAACATCACGCACACAGCCAACTAACTCATCTTTATTCGTGAGAAGATGGTTCCAGAAGTTATAAAGAGGATAGAAGGCGTCATAAGCATACACTTTGATGCCTTTTTCAGCCAGCGCTAGTTCAAACGAACCTCCACCAAGAAAAGGAGAACAAAGCTTCTTACAATCCTCTGGAATGTAATCTACAAGGGTCTTTACTGCTCTGGTCTTACCACCAGGGTATCTCAATGGTGTCTTCATAATACCTCAAATAAAAAAGGCAGACTTTTTCCGGTCTGCCAGCGGATTTATAAAGAACCTATGTTATTAGCCACTCATCAGTTCATCAAAGGCACGATCCACATCGCTCTTTCCAGCGGGGGCATTATACCTAGTGGTTTCAGAAGAGCGGTCTTCGGCTGAGCTGTCGCCAGAAAGTTGCTCTTCGAGGATTGCGTCTACCTGTGCCGTTGAAAGACGCTCAAAAAGAGAGTCAAAATCAGGCATACGGTCCAGAATGCCAGGGATGGCTTCTTTATCCGCCAGGAGGGAGGAAGTATTACGACGCATTTTCAGGTTCGTTTGTGGGAAAGCCCCAGGCTTGGTGGGCTTTGTGTAAGTAAGGGCGATATCGGTTCCCTCCTGGATGTCAGTGATATCACCGTATTCTGGGTCAAGGATGTAGCCGAGAAGAAGCTCATAAGCCTGCTTGCCATAGCCGTAAACCTTCACGCCTTCCTCTTCTCTGCCGCGCACCACGACAGGTGAGAAGTAGCGAGTGCGAACGAAGAGCGACTTAGCAAGGTTTTTGCTCTCTTGGTCATTATTGTCTACACCTTCACGCCAAAGTGAAGAAGCAAAGTCACAAATTGGACATTGTTCGCCAAAGTTACGCTTTGGGCAAAGAACACCGCCTTTGTGATTTCCTACATTGTAATGGAAAAACATTTCCTTAAGTGGATCACCGTCGTTAGTCGGGACAATACGAATGTCCGTATCCCCTTCGTCTGGCTTAAACCAGGGGGAACTAGAATCTCCCTTATTATCACCACGAAGGGTAGCAAGTTTACGACGCATCAGTTCCATATTAATAGCCATGTTTTATCTCCTTTTGAGTTATAGTATACCAAGCTTTCCTTAGTATCTTATTATACGACACTTGACTAGCAAAGTCAAGAGTTTTTTTGAACAGCGTTTGTTAGGCTAACGCAAAAGCCAAAATCTTGTTGTGATTCGGTTTCGTATATTGCATACGAAATATTTCTAAAAGCATTTCTTGGTTTTTGTTTTAATAATTCAACGTATCTTTTGTGGAGACCTCCGTCGTTTTCCAATCGTTCATTGTTTATACATAAATAATAGCACACATCGCGATCAATGTCAAGATTAAAAAACCAACTCTCTTCTAAAGTTTTCATATTAAGGGCACCGAACGTTCTAATTCTAGCAATATCAGGAGCCTTCGCTTTTACTCCAATAATGGGCTCATTGTGCTGAAAATAATTAACGTAATGTACAGATGAGACGATCATATTGTTGATAACATCGTAATAAGACTTAATTGGCACATTCTGTAGGACTTGCTCGATTTTTAAATTATCAACCAGCGTAATGCTTTTTAGAAGTCCAGATCTAGCATACTCCTGGAGGATACCAAAAGTTGCCCTCTCGATTAACTTTGGGATGCCAGCCAGCAATTCTGTATCCGGCTTGATATAAAAAAGTTCTACTTCCTTGTCTTTAATCTGCTCTAAGACGCCCAAAGTGTAATTTGAGCTATAAGAAGACCCAACAACAAAAAATTGAACGTGGTCATCTAAGTCAGCAAAATATTTCTTTAGATCTGGAATGTTCTTTTCGTATTCTTCTGGTGTGCCGTATTCTTCTAGCCAATCAAGAGTGTAAATATTATACTCTGGAAACTTTTTGAAACTATCTGCTATTCTTGAGCCGCCAGTGCCCAAACCAACAATTGAGATCATATTTTTAATTCCTTTAAATCTAAATAATTTGATCCAATATTAATATTTGCTTTAAAGTTATCAATTTCAAAAATCTCTTTAATTTGTTCGAGCTGATCACGATCACTTTCATGAAAGTCCAAGACCAATTCATCATGAACAATATGAGAAATAAAACTTTTCTTGCCCTCTAGCAATTTATCAATCTCAGTAGCTCTTAATAGAACACGATCACTGGTTGTGCTTTGGATCAAATAATTTAAAGCTTTTCTTGCAGGCACTTTTATCTTTCGTTTGAATGGTGTACTAATATAGCATCCATCATACCACTTGTCAAGAACTTTTTCTCTTTGATACAGATCAGAAGAAATAGCCTCAGATTCTGGATTGTAAAGCCAACTAAAGAAATTAGTCTTTGCACTCTCACGATCAATACTATTATTGAAAACATTTTCAATGTTCCATTGATGTACATCACACTTCGGCTGTTCAATACCAGATAAATCAAGGAAAGTTCTTACCTCAGCACCATTATAATCCAATGATACGAAAGCGGTATTTTTAGGCTTAATGAGCGCTCTAAAATCTTTACGCATTGTCAGTATAGGGAAAGATTTTTTGCGGGTCGTTAAGCGCCCTGTGACGGTCCCAAAGAGGTTATAATCAATGTGATTGCTGCCTTTCAATAAGTCACCAACCTTTCGACGACCAAGACTGGTGTGAAAATACGACTTGCAACCATCAATATTAATGTTTAGGTCCTGATATTTAATCTTATAAAGTAATTTCTCAAACGAAGCCAACATATCATAATTTTCTGGCTTTTCACAATATTCAAATACGTGCCGTGTAACCAAATTTTTAACTTCGCAAAACTCTTTCAAAAAAGTCTCTGGAACGAGGTCGAAGAAACAATGCTCTCGCATATTAATCCTGCCAATCTCAAATGTCTTTAAGAAAGCGCGGA